GACAGAAACCACATTTAAGGTAAGTGAGACCTCTGGTTACAAACGTTGCGCAGTATGAATTATTTAAAATCATCACATCAGAACTTCTGTTAATAGCCATAAATGGCCTTAATTCAGACAAGTTCTTTGAATTTGATGCATGTTATTATAATACAAACTTAAAAGAGATCTAAAGCATTTCGCTAAAATCTTGCATTTCACTGAGGGTTCTATCGAACTCATCAGCAATAAATCGGATTTTAGAGTCATATTTAGTAATCTTTTTCTTCTCTCTTCAGTCTATCGAAGATATACTCAAGAGAGGATCATACTCAACCAGTTTCCGGAGTTCAATGACATTATCATATCCATAAGTATGGATAGGACATGGTTCATTGAACTTTTCACGCATGCGCTCGAAAGAGAATGCATATATCCAAAAACCTGGCCCAACTAGCTTCAAGAGGGATTCTAACACCCTCAATGATCAATGAGAAGAGGAGTAGGTCTTTCACCAGTTACGGTAAAAGGCCTCACATTCAATCTCATTCTTAAGCTTACTCTCTCTCCATTCATTCAGGAAATTCTGTTTTAACGAATTTCCTAAACAATAGAGAAACAATTTTGGGTCTGGTGTGGAGGAAAGTCCTCAAGTTATTGTACCAACATCAACTTGATTTTCTCCATTTGCACCACCAAGACCGAGAGTAGATCATAAAGCTAATAAAGGTTCCTTAAGATCCCTTATTAGTGTTAGGAGCTGTGGTAAAGATTCTATCAGATGAAGCTTAACGGCCTCACCTAGTAAAACCCCCTTATAGGGCTCACTTCTAACTGTTCTCAGGATTAATCCTGGACCAATTGGAGTGATATCTATATTAGGGCCTCTTCAAACTTTTGCAAATTCTGCAAACTCAGAAGAGACTATCGATTTACTTAAATTAATAGAAACTCCCAAAATTTTCATAACTGCAAGATATTCCCGAGCTACATCATCATGCATTATGACAATATCATCTCCAAGTACGGCATAAAGATTAAAATTCCTTATCCCACATCTTAAAGCACAATATCGAACAATGACGTGATGAGTGACTGCGAGCATACCTCAAGAAGAATAGGCACCCATGGGTTGTCCAACTGAGTAACGATAAGATACTCCTTTATATCACCAAGGGATATCCAAAATTTGGGATCAAAGATCTCCAAGTTTTGGCCTTGCGATATTAAGAATATCTCGTTGTAACTCAATAGGCAATCTATCCGTAGCTGCTGACAAATCGAAACAATGGAAAGTTTTGTTAACATCGTCCTTTCTATTACAAAGTAATTTAAGGGGTGCATGTTGATCAAATGTTCCATCTGTTTCATGATTCTTTAAGACTCTAAACAAGGAATTGTGTAGTGGTTTTAAAACAATCTGTAATCAGTAAGAACATATCGCTATGATTCTTGCTTTTCCAGCTTGATCTAAAACAACACCCAGTTTCCCAATCTTTAATAGGGGGAGGACTTTAAATAATCGTAAGATTAGATAAGGTACTAACCCTACTAAAGAAATACCTAAGATTCAAAGGATAAAGACATAGCCCCCTGTATTTATAGCATATCTAGTTAAATGGAAAAATTCAACAGGATGTGATATAAATGCCAGGGCGTCTAAGCTAGAACTTCATGCAGTTTTACCCGCATTTGGTCCAGCTGTCTCCATCTTTAAAAGAATCGGCTTGGTTAGTTTGAGTACTGATTTACCGAATATCTCCTTAACTGCACATTCTAAACTAGGTAGCGTTTTAGCTATCCCGTTAAATGGGTCAGTGATCGTGTCCAAGGTTGGACGCGGTTTTGTAGGAAATACTCTGTAAACAGAAAGAAGAGTTAGTAATGACCTTACCTTCTTTTGATTATCTTTAAAGTTTAAGACCAAAAGTCTTAAATCTAAAGGAATAATTGAAGGGAGTCCATGACTATCCCTTTGAACTATAATACCGTTTTTCTGGTATTTAGGTTCAGGGGACCCACTCATGGCCCGTATTAAAAGCCTTTGGGATTCTTTCAGGTATAGAAATGTAAAATTTCAACCCGAACGTTTCACTAAGCGTTTAATACGAGACAAAAGTGTCACTAGATCTTTAGAAAGGTCTGCACAACCAGTAATCCAGATCACAACATTAAGGTATTTGGTAAGTTCGTTAGAACGTATCCAAACCTTAGGTTGTAACTTTGGACGACGCAATGTTGTAAAGATACCAAGATTTTGTTGTTTTGTTTTCATAAATAAAATAATAAAAGCTTGCCTTTTCTTAGCCTGTAGACCGAAAAACCTACAGTTAAGGAAAACCCCTTATATCGGCTTGCTGATATAAGCAGGTGTATTTTTACAAATATACATTGAACACTCCAGGGCCTGGACCAACCACTCATCACCACCTTGGTAGATAGTAATGCGATGGGAAGTGTGATTAAGAAGATCTTAATCTACCAGCTGCACTGATGATTAACGAGTTGACATTAACCAATAGTACGTCGGGGCAAAACAGCCATCATCTATAGAACGGGTTCCACAGTGTTATCGATTTG